GGCTATTTCCTGATATTCCGCCATCAACCGTTATTATAGTGTTACCGCTCCAGCCGTTTTTGATGTTCCCCGTGCTGTCATACAGCAGATTTCTTCCGCCGATCTCGACAGCATTCACCGCCGCAGTAATATCTGCCGCTGTCGCCGCTCCAACCTCACTTGCTGTATATACAGGCTTATTTTCAGCCTTCGCCCAGTCCGATATTTCGTCTGATTTCAGATACGCCGACAAGTCATAAATATTGACATATAAAAGTTCTGACCATGGAGTATTACCATCGCCTATTTTAATGCCGTGCTGACCGCCTTCAAAGTCAGTTATACACATATATCCTTTCGGGGGAACAAAGGAAGCGTGAAGAGTCCATTCTGTCGGCGAACGCATATCCTGAAGTAACTGAGCTTCAAGAATTTCAGCGTCTGATGAATTTGGATCAGCTACAGAGTGGATCTGCTTTATCGAAAAATAATCTCTGCCTACGCAATAGTAAGCAGAGATTTTTGACGACCATTTATATGCCGAATTATCGGTACTGTCAATATAAAGCACATCGTTTTCGCCGAGTTCCGGAAAATCAGCCGTTCCGCCGGCTTCGACTATTTTGGATACGGTTTGATTTACATCTTTCTTTTGCAGAGTTGATCGTGTCAATCGAATTGCAGCATTATATTCCGCTATTGACGAAAAAGAAACTCCTGCGTTGTTTGCCATTGTAAACGTATACACATCTGGATTACTCGACCTGTTGTCGTGGAAATTTAACCCATAGTATATTACTGCATAACCGTTAGGATAAGCGTTAGACGGAGGGATAATTTCCTGCCACTTTAACGCTGGTGAAAAATTGCCGTGCCTTGCTTGCACGCTCGATTCGACTTTTTTCACCGTCTTGCCGTCTTTTGTCGTGTACTCTGATATTAAATTTATATAATACACGGTATATTCTGTATACTGGACAACTCGTGTTATTTCCAAATAAAAATCGAGCTTTGCAAACGGAGTGGCATAAGTCATTCGGACACCGTAAATTCCATCAACAACATTAAAATTGCCACATAGTGCGCCTATTCCGCCAGGATTATATGCGGCTTTGTATCCCTGCACGATAATATCGGGATTGCCACCGTCTAAGCCATACGTTATTTTATCGTCTACGCTGTATCCGATTACGCTGTAGTCATACTTTAGATATTCTTTCGTTTTTTCAGAAATTATAACAGGATCATTTATAATGGTAGTACTATTATATTTTCCTGCTCCCGCATTAGATGTATGATCCCCTGCGGCACTGTACCTGTTTGATGACTGTTCGGTACTTTCGGCTGTAGATGTAATGTGTTCTGAAAAGCCGCTGTCTTTACTGAGTGAGTAAGTTATAGCTGTTATGGTAGCTTTTTTAGTTGCACCATTACTCTGTATGGATATTACATCATCCGGCAACAGCCACCCTCTGCCTCGTCTTGATATATCAGCGGCATAGTAATGATAGCCTCCGAGCTTATTCCAGACATATTCCATAATCTCTACTGTTGCAAGAGGATTAACTGCTTCAAGCACTCCCGGCAGAGTCTCGTCATAAGTAGTACCGTTTGCATCAATATAGAACGCTGTATCGGTGCCGATTGTAAAGCGTATGCCTTTTACAGTAAATCCGCTGTCCTGAGCGACTGATAAGCTTTCGCAAGCACCTTCTTCAATTGTTTCAACGCTGTTTGAAGGACGTGTAAATATCAGTTTATCGTTCGCATCAAATTGAGCATTACAACCGTTGCAGGCGGCAATAAAGCCGATTATTTCACGGTATGTGTAATATTTATTTGTCGGATTTGTTGCCTCGCTGTTATAAATCGGTTTCGTTTTTACTTTTGCAAAAGCTTCACAGGTTACGCTCAGGGAAAAGCCGTTAATTTTACTGATATATTTGAGCATTTCCTGATGAGTTGCAGGAAAAGATAAAGATTCGATCTTCCCGTCAGCACTGCCGTTAAAGCTACACGGCTTATCAAGATAATAAAATCGATCATATGCTTCTATTGTCACATATCCCTTTTCTTGAGTTAAATCTGTAATAAAAAATGTTCCGATTTGTGCCAATGCGGTAAATCCGATAAATACAGTCACTTTATAATCATCCATGGTCGGTAACATCGTTGCACGGATTGTTGCAGTCAGTCGTGCTGCCGCTGTTCCACCTACACTAAGACCGCCATCAGACGTGGAACGGGAAATATCTAAAGATACTATATCTTCTATTCCGTAATCTACAGATCCGATTGAAATTTTTGCATTGATATTTCTTACAGGCTTGGTAGCGTTGGTCTTATAATTTGATGATACCGAAATCATATTTCTTCCACCTCCACTGACACATCTTTATAACAATCTCCGAGCTTTACATCGGTAAAAGCATACGGCGCAGATATATCACCTTTTGCATGAACGGTATAAGAATCACCGTTTACCTCAAGCGTGAAACTACTGCTTTTTAATATAGCGAAAACAGACGTCCATTTTGCCGCAGGAATTATGCCAAAAACGACAGAACCGGAGATTTTAAAATCTCCGAATCTGTCTGTATAAGCCGTTCCATTCAGACTATACGAAGTGCTTTCACCACGGCAAGAATGACGGAGATCGCATTCGGTAATGTATTCCGATAAGTCTATATTGTTAATTTTCACCGTCATATCTGTACCTCCTATAATGGTGATTTACCGGTTTGCTTTTGAATTTTCTTTATCCCCTTGACGGTAGCTTTTGCAAGTGTGTAATCATTTGTTTTCAGCGTGACATCAAGCGTATACTGCATCTTTTCCTGTGCAGTTTTCAACTTTTTAAGTTCTGATACCACATCGTTAAGCGTAGCATCTGCTTTTTCTGCCGAAGCCGATACCCTTGATGCCGACGATAAGCCGCTTATAAGCTTACCCGATTTGCTGTTACCGACTTTGCTTGCACCTATGCCTGCGGCGAGCTTTGCGTTTGTGGTATCAACATTATCCCAAACTGTCGGTATGTAAGACGTAATATTGATATTTTGCATACCGCTGCTTGAACTGCTCGAACTAGTTTTCTTTGATGATGAGCTTAAAGAGCTTTTAGACTTTGTGCTTGAAGAACTTTTTTTCTTAGTGCTTGACGAGCTTGACGTTTTCTTTTCTTCTTTTGCTTCAGGTACATAAGCATAGTCAGATGCGCTGTAGGTTGATGGCGTATAAGAATATGTAGGTGCTTTATACGATGTTTTTCCCGCACTGCTATATGAATAATTTGTTCCGGCACCGGTATATCCTAAAGCTGCTTTTCCTTTACGCTCCTCTTCTTCAGCAATGCTTTGACTATAAGAAAAATTACCTTCCTCCTCTGAATAACCCTGAGAATAAAGTCCGTTATTATTTCTGACGTTGTTATACCACTCTTTAACCTTATCCTCATTGACATAATCCTTTAATTGTGAATTGAAATATTCTTTCTTTTCCGCTGTATCAAGGAATTTGTTTTTGGCATTTGATAATGCCTCATCGGCTGATTTACCGCTTCGCAGTTCTTTAACGATATATGAATTCATATTGCTTTGCAAATCGTTATATTTCGTACTCAGCTCATTTGCTCTGATTTCTTCCTGATGCGTAGCAGCATACATTTCTTCGCCGATTTTCTGACAAGCCTCTTTAACCTCGTTATACCAATTTGTGAGATTAGTACCGAATATTGAATCTATGGTGCTTAGAACACCATCAAACAGATTAACAAGACCGTTTCCGAAAGATTCAAAGCCGCCCATAATATCACCGGATAAGAAATTTGTAACGCCGGAAAAAACATCTGCAAGTGAATTAACAAGCCCCGCAACAATATCAAGAGCCGGACCGAGTATCTGTAACAGCACATCTGCAAGCGATGATATTACAGGCATAATAGGCGATAATGCGCCATCAATAAGACCGATAACAGCTGATAGCAACTTCCCGACTGCTGAGATAACAGTACCGAGCGGTTCGGCAAGCTCAGCCACCAGTTCCAGAATCGGAGTAAGCAGTTCGATTACAACATCAAGTATCGGCAGTAATGCTTCGATCACTTCAATAAGCGGCGGAAGCAAGGTGTCTACAATCTTGATTATCGGCGGTAACAGCTTATCAAAAAGCTTAATCAATGTCGGAGCAAGCTTCTGAATAATGCGTGTAACGCTTTCGAGTATAGGCTTAAGCAATTCCATAAACTGTGGCAGTATTCCGGTGATCAACTCAATGAGCGGCGGAATAAGCTCGGAAACGCTGTCAAGTATCGGCTTAACCTGCTCAATTATCTGTGGCAGAAGCTCCGAAATAATCGGTTCGATAAGCTCAATAATATCCTTAAGTACGGGAATAATCTGTTCGCCGAGCGGAATCAGAAGCAGTTCAATTGTACGAGAAAGTCCGTTGCACATATCGGATAAGCTGTTGTATTTAACTGATTCCATCTCACCGAGCTTATCACGGGTTTTGTCAATGCTGTTCCCCATGTGTGCCATAGCGAGAACGGCATCTTCTCCGAGGTCTTCCCACTTTGTTCCGTACAAAGCAACACCTGCGGCGTTGCGATCTACATCACTTTTACATTCGGCAAGCTTTTCATTGACAAGCTTGAATGCTTGATACGCACGGTCACCCCCTGCGGCAAATTCTTCGCCGAGCTTTGTTGCATCAAGACCGAGTAAAGCCATACCGTCAGCTGTAGTCTGACTGCCATCCTTTGCTCTGATAGAAAACTCTTTAAAAGCATCATTCAGAAAATCAACTTGAAACGCACCGTTTTTTGCGCCTTCTGCCATCATAGACATGGCTTCTTCGGCAGTAAAGCCCATATCAGCATAGTAAGTGCTGTACTCGGCAAGCTGATCGGCTATGTCACCGTTCTGATTTAAGCCCTTTTCTGCACCCTGAGCAAGGAGATTATACGCTTCTTCAGCTGTAATGCCAAACTGCTTCATTAGAGCATTTGCTCCACGGATACCCTCAGAAACGTCTATATCATATGTATCTGATAAAAGATATGTGCTTTCAATAACCTTTTGAAGCTCATCGTCTGTGACGTCTTTCATCTGCTGCTTGATGAGAGCGAGCGTGTTGGATATATCATCAAAGCTTTCGCCATAATTATCGCCGTAAACTTTCTTAATGATATCACCGTATTTTTCCGCTGCCTCTGCAGTAAGTCCGAGCGATGCAGTCAGCTGATTATTTGCTTTATCAAGATCGTTTGCTGCGGATATAGCTTTTCCTGTTGCCGCAACCGCTACCGTGCCTGCTGCAGCAAGTCCGGCACCAACAGCAACGCCGACACCTTTAAGACCTGTGCCGATTTTTGAGCCTATGCCGGAAGTTTTCTTTTCGACTTCTGAAGAAAGCGTATCGGTACTGTTGATAATTTCTTGTGTATCCTTTTTATAGTTATCAACTACTTTGTCGCCTTCTTTTTTTGCAGTCTGCGTTACAGCTTCCTTGTTTTTCTTTTCGGTCTGCACTACTTTGTCAGACTGCTTCTTTGCTGTGTCTGTTATATTCTTCTGCGTCTTGGAATTGTCGTTCTCTATTTCATCGTTTGCTTTTTTCACAGCCTGCGAAATGTTTTCCTGCGCCTTTTCAACGACTTCTTCCTGTTTTTTTGCACCTTTTTGAGCCGCTTCGGAAACCTTTTTTCCGGCTTCCGCCATATCAGCGTCTATTTTACTTAAGTCCGCACGGACTTCAAATTCTACTCTTCCGTCGCTCTCCGGCATAATCTCACCTCTCTTCTGCCTGTTTTTCGAGAATACCCCATAACCGTTCCCAACCGTCTTTCGCCGATTGTTTGTTTACGGGATTTTTAATCGCATACTGTGCTTTGAGTTTTAACAGTGCCGATATCTGCTCCTGATTTCTTCCGTTCGGAGCAGGAACAGGACGTATTCGTATATCGATAATGTTGCTCAAACGTGTATCGGACGGCAGTGCTCCGAGCAGTGCAACAAACTCCCACCATTGCAGCTTACCCTGTTCCTGGAACAAATCAATGCCATATGCTTGTCTGAATGCCGCATAGATAAACGGTGCGTCTTGCTCAAAGCTTATCGTTTCTGCTTCCGTGTCAGAGGTATTTTTATCAAAATTGATAAGTTTATCGAAAATTTCATTAACCACATCGACTCTTGCCGAAAGGTTTTTGACTTTCGGAGCAATTACAAACCAATCGAAGATAACATCAAATGAATCGATGCCTTCCAGTTCATCACTGCTCAGTAGTTCAAATGCCGATAAAACACGGTCAAAACTCAAATTTAATGTATAACAAATGCCCCCGACTTCTATACTGCGGGGGCATGACTGTGACAATGAATATATACTCATTAGCGGTACTTGTGTAACGCTCTGATCTGAGCCTTACGATTGCGGAGTGTTTCGTTGATTTTCGGAACAATAACGGCATTTATAAAAGGAACTACCTGAATACCCATTTCAATGTAATTGTCCTCGAAAAATTCAAGCAACTTTTTTGTACCGTCTTCGCCGAATATCAGCTCAAAAATTGCAATTACCGCATTTCCATACGCCTCATAAGCGCATTCAAGATCTGTTTCAACACCGTTTTTTCTTATTTCTTTAAGACGTCTTTCCGCATCAATTACTTCCGTCTGTTTCTTTCGGAAAGCTGTGCAGACGGCATCTGCATCTATGTCTATATCAATGCTGTCGATGACGTTTCCGTTTTTATCAGACAGCTCAAGAGTTTCCGTGATTTTCTGTGTTCGTGTGATTTTATATGCCATTGTTATCCTCCTGACAAAAATTCAGCAGTGTGCCGTTTGGCACACTGACTGTTTTTTGATGTAATATCAGACACCCGAAGCGGTGGCTGTTGTTATTGCGGGTTTGCCGTTAAAAGCGATCGTGCAGCTTATAGTGTTGGGAGCTGTAGACTCGCCGCCGCCTATGCCGGCAGCTGTAACCGTGACATGGCAGGTAAGAACCTTGCCGTTACGGGTTATCTTGATGTCAGTTACTCTGTTTGAGCCGATTTCATACTGAATCTCGTCAAGAAAAGCGCAGACGGGATCGTCTTTTATAAAATCACCCGCAAGCACTACCGTAGGTGCTGCGCCGACTACCGCAGAGCTTGCAAATCCGCCGTCCGCAAGATAGGTTGCACTGTAAACGACCTCGTTTATTGCGGTTGTTACCGACTTAAATGCCTTTCGCATATCCGAATATGTAGCCGCTTCTCCTGTAGGAGTAGTATTGATCTCTACCTTTATTTCACTGTTCAGCTCGGCTTTGCCGACAGTAGGTATTACCTGTTCATTTGCCATATTAGTACCTCCTAAAATGCTATCCTGACATCAACAATCATGGAATATATCCAAAAGTCACCGACCTTACCGACAGGAGCGGCATCGGTCGAAACCGATGCACTTAACAGCTGAACGCTGTCATCTTGCGGCAGTTCGGTTGCTTTCGAGATAAGATTGCCGATATTAAATAGCTGTTCCATAGCTACACCCTGTATCTTGTTCTTGGATAAAATAAGCAGAGGCAAGGTTCTGTCCTGCCGTTGCTTATCAAGTGTAGCACCGTTATCTTTTGCCGCTTGCGCTTCAGCGGAAAGCCCTCCGCCGACAGGCAAGCCGGTTGTTTCAAGTCTGTAACCGAGCTTATTTTCGATATGATCAAGAATAAGCTTGATTGCTTTTTTCTGAGGTGACATTATTTATCACTTCCTGTTAAAAGTTTCTGCAGTTGTCTTCGCCACTGTTCCCCTTTAACCGATTCCGCTTTATGCGCCCACATTTTGCAGGCTTTTGGGTTTTCATCATGTGAATATGATATAGGGTTACCTTTTTTAGATACGCCATAGTACAATGTTCTTGCATAAGGTGTTTCCCAACGAAGAACCATAGCAATACTATCGTTTCTTATTTCAACTTCACTGCCTTTAGCACGGGCAAGTGCTTGTAACTGTTCTGAAGTCACTTTTTTTCCGAGCGGTGGTACCCAATCGGCAGAGATTCCTGTATGGATTATACTGCTGTTTATGAGAACGCTCTGATCTTGAGGAGCGTAATCGTTGCAATCCTTAAGGAAATTTGACATAAGAAGTTTCATAGCATCATGTGTTTTTTCCGTCATTCTCGCCTTGACTGCCACACTGTTAATGTTTATTTTCACATTCATAACGATAACCCTATCTCATAATGATGTGGAGCATTTGTGTCATACCGCTTTATGCTTGCAATCCTGTATTCCGTTTTTTCAAAAATCACCTTTGCGCCCGGCACAAATTTGAAATTTGACGGAGAGGAATTACGGCAATCGTAATACATGACTGCATCAACCTTTACTTGATTGTTTTGCTTATCGCTTGTATAACTTTCTGTCGGTTCTATGCGGACATATTTCAATGTTTCCGTAGACGTTTCGGAGATTTCGCCCCATCTGTCGGTTTTTTCGGCAACAACAGCGGCAGTGTGTATCAAAAGACTGCGTGGTATAGGTTTCATCATAACGCATCAAGTCCTTTGTACATAAGACCTGTCGGTAAAAGCAAGCCGTATGACGCATTGCACATGGGTAGTTTTCCATCCGATACGCTACTGTTTCCGCCTGCCGAATAGCTGAAACTGCCGAGTGAAATATTGCTGAAGTTGCCGTCATGCACGAATGAAAGACCGCCGTTTGCTGATATATAATCAACCTGCCAACAGATAGCATCTTTAACAGCCGTCTGAACCTTTTTATCCAGACTGTCGAACTGAGCTATTCTGCCGCAGGTCTCGTTATATATAATAATGTAAGCAATTTCAAGGAGCTTAGCAAGCTCCTTGTCATTGCCGTCAAACTCTCCGCAGAAAACGTCTTTGTAGTAGTCAGGTGTAACTATCTGCTGCATCGGATACCTCCGCCGGCTTCTTTGACTGCTTAGACTGATTTTTGTTTGCCGAAGTTGTTTTCTGCTCCTGCTGAACTGTGTTATCCGCCAGATCTTCGGCTGTAAATCCTACTCTTGTCATGGAAACCTCCTTAAGTCAGCGCCGTTGTATCACGATTGAGGTAGATGCCCTTTACCTTGTTTTCATATGTTTCTGCTATGCTGTAGGCACGGTAGAAGAACATATAACCATCATCTGTCTGGTTCTCTTCGGGCGAAACTACCTTATTGACCGTGTGCTTACCGAACTGGATAACGGCATCACGGTTGATAATCATAAAGTTGATTTTATATCCGCCTGTTGCTCCTGCATAACCGCCTGCGGTTTCGTTGCTTGAGGTGCCGTCCTTCATGTCAATCGCCGTGTAAAATCTCGTCTGCGGAACGGTTATAATCTTTTCAAAACGATCGAGAATAGCTTTACTCTTTGTGGTATCAACGTTCTTGGCGAGCGTAAGAAGTGTGGGAGTAATATAGAGTATCTTGCCGTCAACGTTTATTTCCGCCTCATCCTGAGCATTGACAGCAATCTGAAGAGCCGTCAGGACAGCTGTACCGGCGGTAGGAGTAGCTTCTGCGGCAGAGAGAATGCCTGTAGCACTTGCGTATTTTGCAAAACGGAAAGCGTCCATTTCGGGAACGACCTTCGTCCTGATGAACTCGCTTGCGAGCTTGCCGAACGCAATACCTGCGGTTTCTTCGTTATCCATTGCGTCAACAGAGAACTTACGACCTCTGTCATAGTTGCAGGACTTTGTTTCATAAGTAATTGTAACATCACCCTTGACATAGCCGCTTGAACGTGAGTAATCTGCAAGACCGTCCATGCTCATCTTAGGAATGAGAAACTCTCCTGCCTTTGCTCCCATTCTCACCGTATCCGCATCAGCATCAAGAATAGATGTGGCGGAAGCCTGCTGATAGACTGTATCGAGCTTGTCGATATACGCCTTGAATTTTGTAATTGAATTTGCCATAGTGATTTTCCTTTCCGGGCTTACTTAATACCCATTATCTTGTTGATTCTTGCTTCATCAGCTGTCTTCTGTTCATCGTTTACTGTCGCAACAGCTGATGTAATTATTGCCTTGGGAGGCTTTTCTCCCTTGAAGCTGGGATATTTTTCGATCACACTGTCAATAGCCGTATCAAGTGTAACATCTCCGCCGACCTTTGCCTTTGCAAGCGCAAGCACATCCTCAATGCAATCTGCCGCAACGCCGACAGAAAGTGCGTGAACCTTGCCCTTAAGCTCGGCTATCTCCTGCTTGTTTTCCTCCTGAGAGTTGTCGCGGTCGACGGGGGATTCCGCACCGCCTGATTTTCCGTCGTCAGCCTTTCCTGTTTCTGAATTTCCGGAAGGCTCGGCTTTCTGCTCAGCGTGCGGTTCGGACTGCGCAACAGTTTCCGTGGCAGTGCCGTTCTGTGCGCCGCTCTGAGCAGAGGCAGCTGCCTGTTCCGCCTGAACTGTGCTTTCGGCATTCTCAGCTGCCGATGTTGTGATTTTTTCATCCATAATGATTTTCCTTTCTGTAAAATGGGTAATATAAAAACAGCACCGTGAAAGTGCTGTTTTAATCTTTCTCTTTATAGTTCATAATTTCCTTGACTGTAACGAAAATTATTTTCAGTATGAGAAATATCCACGCCGCTATAAAGCAACCATTTGGAATCTGCCCATTATCAAGGGCGTATAATAATATTAGTGTTGATAACATCTTATCTCCTTTTTATCATAAGAAAAACACCCTCGAAAGGGTGTTTAATTTCTTTATGTTTCTTCATCCTCAAAGTAAAAGTATGGTTTTACATTATGTTCCGACAAGTGTTCGTTGATAATCTTAGCTTTATCAACTATTTCTTTGGGTGTATCAGAACAAAACGTTCGGATTTTGCCTCTTACCATATAATTTCTCCATTCATAAGGATAATCAACCAGCATAAAATTATCAACTTCTTCCTAATAAAATGTCAACTATTTTTTTCGCCGTTTGTCTAGGCTTACCGTTCAGCCACTCTGCAATACCTTCGGAAATAAACTCATCTATTTCATCAAATTCGTTTATACCGTAAGTTGAAAGCAGCCTTGCTTTTTCTTTGATTGTATCACTCTCGGATATTTTTGTCAAGTCGTTAAAAATACTCTGCCTTAGCTCAGTTATTATTTTAAGCTTCTTGCCATAATCTGTATCGTTTGCAGATAGATGTTCTTGAATGGCATGACCCAATTCGTGGCGATAAGCGTGTAGCGGAGAATCGGTAGACCATTCGCCTTTTTTCTTCATATCCTTTGCCACCTTAGTCATAAATGCCTTACCATCCTTACCTCCAACTCCAAACATCGTTATAACGCCACTGTTAGGAGTGTAAAGACCATATATACCATCATTTTTGTAAGGAACCACTTCTACAGCCTTTATATTATCCTGCTTCTCAAGTCCAAACAGCTTAGATACTTTATCATACTCGTCTGAAAACTCTCTCGCAAGTTCTTTGGTAATTTCTTTTGTACCCGAAACCTTATTAAACTTTACGCTATAATTATTTCCTTTTAAAAATCGAGTACCACTTTCAGCCGATTTGTCAATCTCAAGTTGCTTAATTTTCTCTTGCTCAGCCTTAACCGCCGCCTTATAGCTTGCAGTCGTCTTTGCCGCCTGACTGCGACCGTATCCCGGAGTAGCGGTGCGGTCGGGCTTGTATGTAAGCCCGTTTTTCTCACAGTAGCTTTTAAGCTGCTGTTCCTGCTGCTTCAGCTTATATGCCGCCTTGTCAAAGCCTTCTTTGTCGCCGAGAGTGTCAAGAGAGGTACATTCCCGTTTGGAAGCTCTGACCTTACGTTCAAGAGCACGTTGGTTGCAGATTTTTTCGTACTGTTCGGCATTCTCCTTTTCGTCATACGGGAAGTAGGTCTGAACGCTGATACCGGGCAGGAACGGATAGATCTGATGACCGCAGTTTATACCGAGAAGCCCGGCAGGCTTGCCGTAGGAACTTGACCGCCAAGCATAGAATTTAATGCGCTTGCCGTCAAGGTCGGTAGTATAACCTCCGCCACCGTTGCGGTTGAATATTTTTCCCTGATCTTTCGCACACAGCGGTCTTGCACCGCTGTGACTGCTGACCTCCACCAAATCAAGCCCATACTCATCCATAAGCGAAAACTGTGTTTCTTTCGCAACGCTTCCGACAGTGGAGCGTATACACATATTAGTATATGCTTCCGGTGTCCAGTTTCGACCGGTCTTATCTACAAAAGCCGGGATACCTTTCTGCGTCATTTCGCCGATACATTCCCGCATAGCACTCTGACGTGCCTCTATGCCGGTAACGACCTTTCCTGCAGCCTTATTAAGACTGTCTATGTATTCCTGCTTGTTTGCAAGCTCGGCGGTACGGTTGATCACCTGCATAGCGGCGTTCTTCGCCTTGTACTTCATCGTTGTATTTGTAAGATTCAAGTCTTTCTTTGCCTGTTTTTGAAGCATTTTAAGGCTGTTTAACATATTGCCGGACATTGACGGTGTGGCTCGTTTGTCGATAAGCCCTTCCTGCACCATACGTTTTAATCCCGGTGCAAGCTCCTGAATAGCGGAATTTGCCGCTCTTTGAAGTGTAAGCTCCAGAAGCTCGGGTGTTTTACCTGCGTATTCGGATATTGTTTTAGCGTTCTGCTTTGTCAGCTTGCCAAGCTCGGCGAGCTTTTTCATTTTCCACTTTGCCGTATCTTCTTCGATTCTTCCTGCGGCAAGGTATGCCGCTATGTTTGCTATAAGGTCGGTTTCAAGACCGACTATAAGATCGGTTATGCCCTGCGACAGCTGTAGGGAAGTCAGCTTATTCATAACTGTCACCGTCCAGTATGCCGCCGTCTATGTCGTTTTCTTTTGCAATACGCTGAAGCTCTTCTTTAGCTTCGGCTTCATCTATATTCTGTGCTTCCATAATAGCACGAATTTTTGATTTAAGCCCTGCCTGAACAAGCTTGATATTGTTATCTATACGGGTGTTGTCATCGCCGATAATGTTATCCTGCCAATTGACAGAAACCGTATAATCTTTGCTGACCTCTTCTGAAGCCTGTGTTATTTCTATAATCGCCGTTGCAAGACTTTCAAGCACCTCGGATATGATATTCTTGTTATTCTGCACGGTGCGAAGTGTGTCCTTTTCATCGGCGGCAACTTCTGTCGCCGTTTTTACGCCGGAATTACTGTCAAAAGAAAGCGTTCCCGGAGAGAAACCAAGCTGAGTGCTGAGTATATTCAGCTGAAGCTTCAGGGCTTCGACGTGTTCGGTTACTCTGAGTGACTGGGTATTGTCGGATATATTCAACTTCGGCGCATCATTGGCATTGAACGCCTGATAAACTTCGTCATCGGTGTCGAAGTATTTTACTTCGTTGCCGTCACTGTCATAGGTTGATTTGACACATTCAGACGGAATAATGATACGCTTTTTGCCAAGGATAAACTCCCGCTCCAAACTGTCGAATATTACATCTATTTCCCGTAGCGTGTCTATTGAATTTGCAAAAACAGGCAAACCGAGCGGTAAATCGAAAACCATATTGTTTCCAACTGCCGGCTTAAAATAGCAGAATAACGGCGTTTGAACGCCTTTGAACACTCTTTCGTATTCAAGCTTCGGGAACAGCTCGGAAACCGGTACTGATTGACCAAGATAGCTTCGTGAATCGCTTCGCCGCAGGACGTGGTAAATGTGAACTCCGTCAGACTGCAATGTATGATACTCGAACAGTTTATAGAAATAACCGTTCTGAACATAGTCGTTGCAGAAAATACCTTCTGTGATCTGCCTGTTATTCCATTTTGTCGGAAAGAAACGATCGGCATTTATGTAATTCAGACGTATCACATTATCTTCAAGATACACCTTTATTACTCCTCCGCCGAGTGCGTATGACCGAGAAAGAAATTCGGGAAAACGCTCCCAGAAACAGTTATTTTCAAGGACTTTGCTTACCGTATCATTGTACTTTTCGTCATCAATCGATATGTCGCACTGTTCCGAAAACGTCATTGTTGCAAGCTTGTCACAGATTACCTTTGCCATATTCGTCATAGCTCTGGGACGGCTTTTCTTCTTTATTCCGCTGTTTGTAACCGTCCTCCAAGGAGGTTTACCCTGATAGATGCGTTTTGCAGGCTCGATGTGCCGTGTATAATAGTCGGATATATCGACTATCGGCACGTTCGGAAATGCCTGCTTTATATAAGAGTATATCGACATCAATTTTTCCTTTCTGCGTCGAAGACGTTACTCATGTAAGCTTCGGTGCTGTATTCCTGTGCGTCAAGGCTATCAATATTTATGCTTCCGTCATCAAGACGTATTTCGGTCGCCGCATTTGGCTTCCATATAGCAGTTTGAAATGCCTCTATCGTATGTTTGCAGTGCGACATTATTTTATATTTGTCAGCCGCAATCAGACGGTTATAGAACAATATACGGTTGTTGATAGAACCTTTCCGGGCATTGTGAATATTGACCTTTAACTTTCTTCTCTGAGCGGCAAGGCGCACACCTTTGATCAGTATTTGTTCTGCTGAATCGAGATAAACCTCTGTACATTTCCACCTGCGGCATACACCTTCGATAAAAGTGCAGAAGTCGTTTTCAAGCTCATACGGTGATATTGTTTCTTTACGATAGTATTCGTCAAGCGTTACGATCGACTGAAAGCCTTTAGTGAATCCCGTTGCATTAAGCGTGTGAGCCGAACCGTTCCCGCCGAAGTCGCCGCCGATCGTTACAAACATCAGATTATCCGGAGGTGTATCAATGATGTATCTTGACGGTTTGTCTGCAAACAGCGGGTAAATAACACCCTCCGCCGCTACCCAGTTGCCTCTGATAAAGCGTTCAAAATAAACACCCGTGTATTCCTTTTTGATTTCCCGGACATATTCTTCAGGAAGCGTTGTGTTATCATCAATCAGGAATCGCAATACAAGCATATCGACTTTCGGATTGTCGATGTATTCTTTTTTCAGCCAATGTGTCGGTACGTCCGGGTTCGTTGTTGCAATAAGTTTTGCTCCCTTGACTGACAATCGGGAGAGAAGCATCGAAAAGAAGTCTTTCGGGAACAGCGTCAACTCATCGCAATAAGCTCCGCCAAGCGTCATGCCTCGTATCTTATTCTCGGACTTTGCATCATTAGCACCTTCAAGGAGTATCTTTCTTCCGAACAACTTACCCTCTTTTGTTGACAGCGAATACTTGAAGTTGTCTTCTCCGACAAGCTCCTGCAATAGCATAAGACAGTTACGCTTTAATGTCTGTAACGTTTTTGCCGACATCAGATAGGCATAATCTGTCGGACGGTCGGCTATCCAGAATGCCCAAAGGATAAGCGATATCCATGTCTTGCCGCTACGGACAGAGCCTTCAAGCAGATTAAGTCGATGGAGCTTATTGTGTTTGAGCAAGCTCATCAGCTCCTGCTGTTTGACTGTGAATATCAAATCATTTGACATTTTTCATTGCCTCCAGTATAGCGTCAATCTTGCCTGCACCGTCATCTGACATAGCAACGGGAGTTTTGCTGTAGGCATCACCGGCTTTATTTGTAAGGAAGAATTCTACTGCCGATTGATTCGGCGGTACTTCTCGGGTGATTATCTCAACGGTTTTTCTGCCGCCGACAATGCGTTCCCTGCGTTCCGTAACGGTGTAACCGGTAGCGGCACGGATCAGTGCCTGTTCAACATCTGCCCGAACAAGCTCAGGGTTGTCGGCTATTAACTGCCTGACTCCTTCAGAGCGGTCGATAATCTGTTGTATTGCCTTTTGCCGCTTGCTTTCGGATGTATTCAGATAGCATTCAACAAGGCTCTGAACGGCATTCACACGCTGTTCGGTATCAGCTTTTTTGTATTTGTCGAGATCGGTTGCAAGGCTGTTTATTGCCCTTTTGCGATTGCTTTTTCTCACAGTTTGCTCACTCCTTTCGGGCAAAAATAAAAAGAGCCTTATAAAAGCCCTTATTCTGCATTTGATTATGTTGACGTGAAATTATCCCACTTTGTTTTTTGAAACGTTTTAAACGGCAATTAAAACGCTTTTATCGGTAAATATCCCGTTGGGATTATATCGGGATATGCTTCGCCATTCCGATTTTGAAAAAAATCAGATTACTTTGCGTATGTATACAGCCGTTCCGGTGGGGAGCGTATCGACCAACACCTTAGTTGCTGCACTTGTCTATATCGACCGCACAAGTTATCCTGTGTGACTCACCGTAAAGAGTGATCTCTATAACGGCTTTATGCTGTCTTCGGGAAAATTTCACTATTTTGTGCTCGTAGCGTTTGAGATAGCCGCTGTCTATCTTTAAAGTACCGTTCTCTATATGTCCTGTGCTGACCTTGAGTATATCGGGATTACGGCATAACTCGATGATATATTCTTCTTCGGTACAGGACAGGCATGTTGTTTTGCTCACAAAGTTTCCGACACCGTGTATTTTGCGAATGGTATAATAATCATCGGCTGTCAGACGGTCGGTCTGAAAGAATATGTAACCGTCGAACAGCGGTCTAATCTCTTCGTGCCATACACCTTTTTTGCGATACTTGTACAACTCTCTCGGCACATACGCTGTATAACCGAGTTCACGCATCGAGTACATAACAGCCGTTTCAGAGCCTGACTGTACATATATTACATATATCATTCGCCGTCACCCTCTTTCTGCTTACCTTTGATATATGCGGCAAGCTGAGAATACAACTGAGGGTTATCCTTAGCCATAGCGGTAAATATATCCTCTTTGAACACATCATACGCCGCATCCATTGAAGAGCGGTTCTTAGCGTCTGTGTCCCGCTTATATGTTGCCGCTTTTATCAGCGATGGCACTGCAGCGATCAGCTTTTCGGGCGGAACATCTTTCAGACTGTCATCGCTTAAATTCTGGATTGCTTCCATTACTTTATGGTTTGTTAATCGGGCAAGAGCCTCGGAAACATCAAGATCCGGATATTTGGCAAGCTCCTCGTTTATAAGGCGGAAGTTGTTGCTTATAAGCATTACCTGTTCAAGAGAAGCGTTTAACGCCTGTGCATAACGTGCCACCGAAGATTTTGATACTTCATAACCGTTTTCCCGAATGAAGTCTACAATGTCACTGTAGCGATATTCTGACGGGTTATTTATCATCATATCAACTGTTTCCCTGATGTCGCACGGCAGCTTATCGACTTTTCCTCTTTTACGGTTACGTTTCTTCATATATACCTCCTTACAGACTTACAGATCTATGCAAGGATCATCGATCGCACCGTTAACAAGCTGAATGCCCTTAGCGGTAAGTTTACCCGCAAGCTGTGTATAATCATCACCAATGCAGTCCACAGCCTGCTCAGAACGTATCTTGACAAGGCGGACATATCCGCCTTCAAGCAAATAATTTAAGCTGTCAAGTGCTTCATTCTCAGCGATCTGAGGCTCAAGAGCGGCAGTTACATCAACAAGATTAACATAATCCGTACGGAGCAGATTGATTGCTCTGATAACAGCTCCGTTGTTCTTTATAAACTTGTTTTTCCTGAGCTGATCTTTTATATTCATCAAATGCCCCTCCTATCGGCAAGATTATCTATCTTTGTTTCCAGACGTGTCATAACACGGATAAACTCGGAATTTTTGACTGCCGTATCCTTAAGTTCATCAATTGCACTGTCAATCTTGTCTATAGTGTGCTTGATTTCTTCGACTTCTGCCTTTGTGGCATATCTGTCGTTCAGGCTTTTGATATCACTCTTACATTCCTTTATCATATCAATATGGCTTTCGAGTTCAGATCTGGTAACGCATTTGTCCTGTCTGTCTATTGTACGTTTGACGAAATACGATATAATGCCGATTGCAGCTGTGATTATTATGTTAATAGCTGTTGATAATATTGCTCCGATTTCCATTATATAAAATCCTTTCAAATGGCTTTATAATGCGTAATTTTTATGTACTATATTTAATGTAATTTTATTTTAACATTTTCGCCGAAAAACAAAAAGGCTTAGCGCAATTACTTTTACAGTAATCACGCTAAGCCATAAATTTATAAAAATGTTAAAATTTTATTAAGAAACACTAGCTAAAAAGCTAGCTGAGGCACTTAAAGTAACGCTCGATGAACTTTGCGCATAAACGGCATCGCCGGGCTATTTCAGTCCTGCGATAATTTTTTCCTGTTCTTTTTTGGACAGCTCAAGCGCAGTCATGACCTCTTCGGAATAGTTGTTTTCCTCGGCTATATTCCTTGCGACAGCAAAGTTTATAAGCGTTGACGGCTTTGCAACGGCAATGCGCTCACCGCCGAAGTAGCCGACAAGCTTGCGGTATGCTTCGATACCGATTACCTCAGCTATTTCCGCCTGCGTTCCTGTCAGATGCTTTATCTGCAGATAATCAAGTTTTGATTTTGCCATCGGTACGCTCCTTTCTGCGCTTTTCCGCCCGAACATATCGTTTGATCGTGTCAATAAGCTCCGCACCCTGACGTTCTGAAAAGCCTTTGAAAATGTCATATTTCGGATTGACGGTAATACCAAGCTCTTTTTTAATAATGCCGCATAGCCGTTCTTTGACGGTGACCGCTGACGGGGACAGCTTTGCAAACTCATACATAAGCCCGAAAATCTTGCTTATCTGAGCGTTGCTTATATATGCCTTGACCTCCGGGGTTATTGCCCGGAGGTTAGCTTGCAATTGTTTGATTACTATGTCCGCCTGCTCATCGTTCAGTTCCGATATGGACTCTTTGAGTGTGAGCTGATACACAAAGCCGTGCAGATCATCTGATTTATTCCCATCGTCGACAAGTCCGCACTTACGTCCAAGGCTGTAGATGTATCTGCGTTTCTGCTTTATATCCATGTTACACCGTGATTTTCGTAGTATCAGATACCGATATAGCACTGTTGATTGCTCTGATGACCTCTTCTACAGTGCGCTTACTTTCAATGGTATCTAAAACAGTCATAAAACGCTGCCATTCAAGGCACTCCGAGAAAAGATACGCATAATCTGCGGCATCTTCATCTGAAAATCCACCTATCGAAACAAGGTTTTTACAGTCTGTGAGGAAATTTGCGCCTTTGAGCTTCTTGCGAAGTGCGCTCTTTGCGGAATCGTCGCACGGTAACTGATCGTAGAACTCGTCTACCGTCAGCTTGCGTTCAGGGACTGCGATGTCGGCTGAATAAACGCTTGCAAATGTGCGCTCAAGTTCTTTGCTTTTGAAAGTATACTTTGGCTCGAGCGATTCTTTGATGTAGTCACCGAACGCATCACCCATCAAACGCTTCAGAACGGCAGGAGATATAATCTTTACTGTTCTGGCTTCGGTGTATGTAACGTCATGTCCGTCATTATCATCAAATGTGCAGGTTCTACGCTTGCTGTCACGGAGCTTTTCACCGCCGAGCTTCAAGAAAAACGCTTCAAGCTCTTTGTACCGCAGATCAAGGGTTGCTTTTTCTTTGGACAGCTTTGCCATTTCTTCAACTTTAGCGGCAATTATTTCTTTTGTTACTGTCATTCTGCCACCGCCTTTGCTATTACCGCAGCACAGTCCGGGCATATATCTATGCCCTCGTAGTTTACTGCCTCTGTGCGATTTCCGCAGAATCGGCAGACAGGAACGTGCTTGCGGATATGGATTTCTCCGGTCTGATTATCAACAATCAGATCAACTGCTTCTCCCGGCTGCATACCAACATATTCACACAGATCCTTTGGTAGCGTAATGCCACGCTTTGATGTCAGTCGTTTGCTTTTAATCATTGCCATATAACTTTTCCTCCTGTATTTAGTTTTCTCCACTCTGCATTTATACGGGCTTGTGACCGTTGCTGATCAGCAGCTGCATTAGAGCAGGGAGCTTATACTCCCTGATTTTTATAGATTTTTCGTCTGTAGCACCCGAACCCGATAATCGGGCAAAGCTTGTTTTTGCAAGTTGGAGTACCGTCTTTATCGAGATATTTGTACTCACAAGAGTAACATTTCTGTGCCGTATCTCGCTTTTCACTTTCGGGTGTACGCATTTTATGTAGATTATTTGATTTCACGCTGCTTCTGACCTCTTTTCTTCTTGATTGCCGCAATCGGCGATAATCTTGCTACATAGTTCGGATTTTTAGCGACGAACTCGCCGTACGACATACCGCATTTCATAGCTTCGGCAACTATTACCTCTATCTGTTCCATATTGCTCATTTCTTTCACCACCTTTCGTGCACTCTGTCTTTTCACGGGCTTGTGACCGTCCACGGCGACATTACACGGGAGCTTTTGCTCCCGGAGGTTATTCTGATTTGCCTTTGTTATAGCCTTTTTTATATCCACTGTTGAAGATCTTATCTGCTACTATTATGCTGAAGTACATTTTTGCAAGAATCCATCCTATGTAGAGAATTACGAGCATAAGAGGGATTATAAGCACCTCGCCGCCGATTGAGTTGTCGGGACGATCGGCAACGGCGTTTGCATAATCAATTACGCTTACGGTCGCTGTTCCGGCAAAAAACGCAGCGGCAAGCATTAACACATTGTTAATAAACTTTCTCATTTGTTATACCATTCCTTTTTTATCAGCTTTGTCTGTCTGTTGTGCCGGCAGACAAGAAGCATTATTGTCGGTGTATCTTTAGCTATCAACCAGTTATCCGGGTTGATGTGCGCTCGTTTCAGAAAATCGTATTGTGACCTTGTAGGTTTCTTCCCGTGCATATTGTCACCTCACAACGCTTCGTACATCAATTCGCATAAACTTTGCCATAGATGCAAGACCTTTAAGGGTATAACATCCGTTGTCATACGCCTGCGAAAACAATCTGACCGCTCCTCTGAGTCCGGCTTCGCTCTGAGCAACTTTGTGAAGAAACTCAAGCTCCTGCTCCATGTTAGAAGAAACGAGCAGAGGAAACATCATATCCACGTCCTCACGCTTGATGTCAGTAGTAACGAATTTCGGCGAGAGCCACTTACGGTTGTTGATCTGACGGTAATTTCTCCGGGTTTTACCCTCGAATTTTTCTTCAATGCCATTGTCACCCACAAAAGCAACGCCGAGCGTCTGAGCTCTGTCGGAAAAATAATCGGCAAAGCTACGGATAGTTTCTATTCCGTGGAACGTCAGAAGCTGACCTTCGTCAATTATGATAACCATACCGTCATGTAGCTTCTGCGCTATCGCAAGCCACAGATCATCTGTTGATTGCGATATGGGGACATTCAGCTCAAGTGCAATCAGTTTAAGAACTGCCTTTGCTGACTTGAAACACGGATTAACAGTTATTACGATACTGTTTACCGGGTTATCTGCGTGATATTTCTGCACAGCTTTTGTTTTACCGATACCGCTGTCGCCTGTTGCTATGGCAACACCGCCTTTGATTTGGCAGGTCTTGATAGTCTGATAGATCTTCTCCGATATGCTTGTCGGTGCATAATCTACTTCGCTGTAGCTCTCTGCGCCCTCTGTCTTAGTGTCAAAATATGCGGCGAGTTTTGCAAACTGAGCATCCTTATTTCCGCTGTATGCTCCTTTTTTGAGCATCGAAATCGTCGATGCAGGTATGCCGATACGATTTGCGGCTTTGTTTGCTGAGCCCATTTCTGCTGCAAGCTCGTCAAATTTGGCGAGCAGTGAAACTTCCTTTGTCTGTTCCATGGTTTAATCATCCTTTCCGCTTTATTGCGTTAGTGTTTATCTTATCGATGTCGATGATTACTTCATCAACATCGGCAAGCTCGGGGTTGTCCTCTTTGAACTTATCAGAAAATACCGGCTTGAATTTTGACGGCTTTTCAATTTTGAATTTTTCTTTACCTCTTTCGGCACGGTTGATAGTAGCCGTCAGGAAATCAATAGCCTGTTCCTCAGTGATTGACGCTGTCAAGCCCTTCGAGTAGTCGTGAACGGCGTGAGTAACAGCACGAATTGTCTTTTCACCTGCGGCTATCTCGTTAGGATCATTAGTAATATACGGTACATTCAGATCTGTTTGCAGAGTCCAAGTGAAGCGATATGCGTCTGTTGCTTTGTCATAGACACGCACCGTCTTATATTCTGCAGGATCATAGCGCACATAGACCTCTTCGCCTTGGTACTTCCACGCATCTTCCGCTGAGTACCAGAGCTTTTCCCCTGCGAGCTCGATATATACGCCGTTGCGCTTGATTTTCTGATACCGGGTAGTTCTGGCAAGCAGAAGCGAAAGATCCTCGTCTTTTGCTTCTCGGAAGGTGGTGTATTTGATTGAAGCGTTCCAGACCTCAATTCTTGTCATGCCCTTGTATTTGCGTTCTTTGCCACCGTACTCATCGACGTTGAAGTCACCGTCGATGAGGATTTCGAGCGCAGCTCTTATCTGATCGTCTTCGGGAACAATGCCGTATTTCAGCTTGTATTTGAGGCTCTCCGGGCGTTCTATAATAGTACCTCCGCAGAATGTTTCTATCACTCGGCTGATATGGTTTTTAAGTGTGCCGAATGTACGCTCAATAGGCTTTGCCTTAGCGTTTCTGACAATTGCATTGTGCATTGTAATGTCAAGCAATTGCAGTATGGTCGGTGGTATATCGTCCGCATTCCATGTCTTTCGTGTTCTGTGACCTCTGCCACCTATATCGTGCGTCAAAAATTCAGAACCGTTATCAAAATACACCGATTTCGGAACGCCGAAACGCTTTATTGCGTGACGGAGTGCCAAAAGGGTGCTATGCGAGTCAGGCTGTTCGGTCAAATTCCAACCGACAAGTACGCCTGACTTTGCATCAAGAAACGCTGTAAGATACATACGATGTGTCTTCTGTGCGTTATTTTCGCAGTATGTGATGAAGTCGAAGGTGTGGTTATCGGCGATCCATACATCATTTGCCTGCAAATCATCATACAGTCGTTCGATATACGGTATGTATTTATCCGTAAATGCCTTTTCGCCGTATCGCATTAGCGCAATTACTGCCTGAGGAAGCTTTTCGGCTTGCCGGCGGAAACTACGCTCGGAAGGTATCTTATCAAGATCCTGCGGATAAAACTCTGTAACCCACTCTATCATCAGCTGATAGCAGCGTGATACCGGAAGCCGGCGCTCGTCAAGGAAGAAATACATAAATGCGTCAAGTATATGCTTTGGAATATCGGTGTGACCTTTATTCCATCCGCCACGCTTATCTATAAGCCCTTCAATGTCGCCGTTCTTATATGCGGCGTACTTGCGATACAGTATATCGGTGGATATATCTATCTCGGGATGTTCAAGCTGCATCTTGGCTACAAAAAGTAGATCCGTATCGGCTTTTTTGCGATTACTCTTGGTTCTGTACATCTCCCAGACTTTGAGTATCTTTATCCAGTCAGACGCCTGCTGCCGTTCGTTTTCCGTGTACTCCTCAAATGGCTTTGAAACTGCCTTTGAACGCTGTTTTTCAACCGTTTTAGTCGGTGCTATTCCAAGCTCTTTGCGCTTGGAGTTATAGTATCGCTCACGGATTTTTTCGTCCATCTGATCAATGTCAAAAAGATACTCTTTGCGGTTATTTGCCGCATCGGCTTTTTCAATTGATGGTAGCTTTCCGTTTTTAGCCAACTGCTGAATATAACGTAAACTACAACCTTTAATTTCAGCTAATGCCGTAGCCGAAATCATCTCACTCACAGTAGATTCCTCCTTTCCAGCAAAGATAGATTACAGGTTATTTGGTAGAAACCGTATTGCAATTAACATAATAATCGCCGTTACCGCCGGAATTAAATATGAAAATAGTAAGTCCAACAGTTTTTCCTTCATTATCGTTTTCTTTCCGACCTGCCATCATCAGTACAGGGCGGTCATTCCCTGCAGACGGGCTGTTGCCCGTTTCGGCTGATTGTGATATAATGATTGTGAGAGGGGGTGAAATCATGTCGGAAAATTGTGATTTTATGAAAATTATGCTAAAAGCACAGGAGAGTGCCGGACAAGCAGTTCTTACACTTGAGAAAAGCAGAAATGCAGACAAATTTCCGCAAATGATGCCGACTGAATGGCATAAAGAACGTACTTATATAAATGCACTTGTTCGTGAAGCATTAGAAGAATATCACAAAGCACTTAAAGAAGCGTTTGAGAAGCAAGGCTTACAATTTCCAAATTTCTGAATCAGCTGATTCATAAGCAGTTTTTAAAATCTGATGTGCCCTGTCTTTAACAAAGAACTCATATTCGCTTTCGCCAAGAGATTTCGCATATTCTACCGAATATAAATAATGAAAAACCTCTTTTATAAACTCCAAATGCTTCCGGAAAATTTCCGCTATAGCCGCCTGCAATTCAAAATTGTCGGCGGCTGTATGATTTTCCTTGACCTTAACTTTGACTTTATGTATGTGCTGTCTGTTACGATTTTTCTCAATATTTTGAGAAGCCTTGACGCAAGAAGCGTACAGGAAATCAATAACAGTGTTTCTATCCGCAGAATAATTTTCTATTGAACTTTTCTGCTCAGTTATCGCTTCTGCGGCAATTTTATTTTGCTCGGGCATAATATTTTCCTTTCCGACCTGCCATCATCAGTACAGGGCGGTCATTCCCTGCAGACGGAAAACCTTGCGGCTTTCCGTTTCGACAAATAAATAAGGAAAGGATCTGTAGCAAACTTCAAGCCGTTAACTCTCAGTCTGCATATATGCTCGTCTTTCCGAGCTGTCATCACGCTCCTACCGATTTTTGCGCTTCGTTTGTGGTGAGCCAGTCAACATAATGCGCTGGGCTTGATACGCTCAAGCGGGCGGGCTGACGCTCTGTTGTTATCGCTTATGGGTAAGCCATACGGTTAAGCACCTGTTGAGGAATAGGTATCCTGTAGTCGACAATTTGGAAGCGGCTTTCGTCTCGCACCTCCCGATCTTCCGTCGGGTAAACGCACGACCAGCCTGTGCGGTTTCATTCCGACTAATTTTTTATCCCGGATTTCCTTCCGGCGGTCGGCGGGTCTGGGCTTGATACGCTCAAGCGGGCGGCTCAAGCGAGTGAAATAAACTCGCCCTTGCAGTAATCAAAAGCTCCGACATAGGAATCGTCAACAAAAACATTGCCGACTGTATCGGTATCGGCATCTATATCAAGATTGCCTTTAGGCAGTCCGCCGTGCTTACGGTAATAGTCCGTAAGGATTCTTTTTTTATCCTTAATGCTCATTTAGATCTCCTTCCGAGTATTTCGTCTGTAGTGACCAAAAACAAATCTGCAAGGCAACAGAGATTAGCGATTGATAATGTTTTATTGCCAAGCTCCCAACCACACACAGCCGCCTTTGATACGCCAATTGCATTTGCTACTTCCGCTTGCGACATACCATGTTGCTCACGTAAACGCTTTATATTATCGTTATAGGTCATTAATTACTCCTTTCTGCTATAGACATTAGCCATAAATAGTGTTATAATCACCTTAACTGGAGGTAATATACATGGATTTAAATTTCAAAAATTTTCTTAACCACTTGAAAGAACGTGACTTATTAGAGATTATTATCAAATCTCGTGATGAAGCCAAGAAACAAGCTCCTTATAATAAAAATGCAATAGTACAAGAAACAGATATCAAATCTTTATGGATTTCGATTCTACTTCTAAACAAATATCATGAATGGCTTTTTGGGCAATTTAAAGATATTTCTGAAACCAACAACGATGATTAATGTTCAGACTATGATAAACTTTTAGCATAATCCTGTATATTCTGAATTATTTTCTTTGCAGTTTCCTTATCAGTGCGTTTTATCGGTGATTCGACAGTTGATTTCGTGTGCATTATTGTATCAATATTATCGTTTTGTTCTGCTGATTTTGTGATTTTAATCATTAAATCAGCAATTTCTTTTGCTGTTCCATCAATGATCAATTTCATTCTTTGTCCTCCTTTCGCTTGTTTTCGATTGACACCGCTCTGGCGGTATGTTAAAATAATTATGGGTAAGTGTGTCTTATTCGTTTACCCAAGTTAATTATAATAAGAATTTTTCTAATTGTCAAGAAAAAATCTTGCTTGCACTTAGAAAAATTCTAATTTCGCTGTTTTGCACAAAGGAGATTTACCGAAATTGGATATTTTAGATAGAATAATTATGCTTATGGGTTCTCGAGATCAAAAAGAGCTAACTAAATATCTACAGTTAAATGCCGTTGCATTTTCTGACTGGAAGAGCGGAAAGAGTAATTCTTATAAAAAGTATTTAATCGAAATTGCTAAGTTTTTTAACGTTTCAATTGATTATTTGGTTTATGGGAAAACACCAGATAGTTCTTTGCGAACAGATGAAGAGGAACTACTCCAAGATTATAATAGTGTAGATATAGTTGCAAAAGCTCAGATCAGAGAGAGAGCCGCCGTCCTTGCTGAACTTGAAGCGGCAAAGAAAAAGAATAATGTTCAAACACCATTAAAACAATCATTAAAACGGACTGAAACAGAAGAAAAACAAGAGCCGCAATACATATCTCTGCCATTCCCGGCACTTTCGGCATCGGCAGGAGCCGGCGAGTATCTGCACGAAGATACAACTTCTTATATAAAGGTACCGGCAACAAATCTTACCGGGCGGGCTTCTTTTGCTCTTCGTGTCCACGGAGATTCGATGGAGCCGGCATACTTTGACGGAGATATCGTTCTTGTTGCCGCTGATGCAGATGTTAACATCGGAGATATAGGTATTTTTATAGTTAATGGCGAAGGATTTATCAAAGAGCGAGGAAAAGACCGCTTGATTTCTCTTAATAATAAGTATAAGGACATCAGAATCGGATCAGATGATACTTGCGTATGCAAGGGAAAGGTTATAGGTTCGCTGTAAAAAGGAGGTTTATAATAATGGGATTACGTTTCAGAAAAAGTATTAAACTCGGCGGTGGATTCCGCCTTAATCTTAGCAAATCTGGTGTAGGATATAGTTGGGGTACAAAAGGATTCCGCATATCAAAATCAGCAAAAGGTCGCACAAGAAAAACTTTCTCAGTCCCCGGCACAGGTATTTCATATTCTACTTCGTCGGGAAAATCAAAGCGGCGTAAATCAACAACAGCAAAGCAGAATTATTCACAAAGCAATACAGATTTTACAGAGCAGATTCCGGTTGATCCTAAAGTTCAGCGTATTAAAAAGATTGCGATTACAGCAATAATCGCAGGACTTGTTCTCATGATGATCGGACATCACGAATCCGATCCTTTACATATTACACTCACTTCACTTGGGTATATAGTTCTTATAGGCGGTATCATTTTAATGGTGATAAAGAACCGTTTCGGTAAAAACGAATAAAATAGTACAATATTAACTTTTTCTTTAAATTTTTCGTAAAGCGAAAAGCTCAACGAACTTGTTCGTTGATATGTTGCTTTTTGTTCGTTGAGTTCGTTGCTAACATTTTCAATAATTGGAATTTATTTAAATTCGTATAAAAGGAAAAGAAAAGCCGTTAAAACGCTTAACAATGCGCTTTAACGGCTTTTAAAATGCGATTAAAACAGTTTGAAACAGTAATTTAAAATGATTTGCCTTTTCAACAAATACAAAAAATCGGTGCAAAAACGCACCGATTTTTTTGACAACTCATTTTTCAACGCCGTGCCGGATAAACCACTTGCAACACGCAACAAACCGCATAACAATCAGCTTTGTGCTGATTTATCCCGCTTAATTTCGGCTTATCCCGTCGTTTCCCACTTTTTGCGTTTTGCGTGGCAGACAACAATTACCAATGTGATGTCTTCCCATTGATCTTGCCTTAAATACTTGCCGTTTGCCTTCTGATAGGCTCTTGCCATCTCAAAGGTTATCGGAAAATCCCATTGTATAGCGATTTTCTGATTAATCCCTATCAGCAATAGCTGCCTGTGCGGCTGAGAATACACCGTCTGCCGTATCACAGCAGGAAAGCAGTTCTGCGGTATCGTCTGAATATAAAACGACCGCACTGACCGAAGAATCCGCCAAAGAAACCGTAAAGCTGAATATGCCAATAGCGGACAAGTTTT